TCCTAAATCTTGAGAGTCTAACTGAGTTATTATGTCGTCTTTGACTGCTATGATGCCTTTTGCTATAGAGAATACTGCGTCCAAAGCTTTTGCGTTAGCATTGCAATACTGTATAATATTGTTTCTCTTCGCGTCTGTTAAAGAGGATTCTTTTTCAATAAACTTAATGAATTCTTTAGAGCTCAAAGACTTTAAGTCGCTTACTTTTGAGTTTGTGAACTTATATAATAAGTCTGGAAAATTAGAAAGCTTCATAGAACTTAACTTAGACTTATCCAATAACGCATCTATGTCTTTTGCGTAAGTAGAAATATCGCCCTTTGTTTTTGATACTAAGCTAGTAGAAACTTTTGGAGGAGTTTTTATGAATACTGGAGGCACTACAAATAAACCAGAGTTAGTTGTGAACTTATAGTCAGAGATATTTTTGATCGGATACTCTTTACCGTCTGGTGCAATGTATCTATGTAATACAATACCTACTTTACTCTTAGCGATTTGTTTTCCCATGTCGCTGTTAGTAGGAACAGTGTACGTAGTTATGTTTGGTTTGAATACAAAGTTACCGTCTTTTACTGGTGGTGTGTCTTGATATAATAGGTCTCCTTTAAAATAGCCTTTTAATCCTTTTGGAAAAGCGTTTTTAAATGCATCGAACATACCACCCATGTTATTTGCAAAGTTAACGTAGTCTTTTGACATTGGTTTTCCAGATTTTTTACCTCTGTTTAAAAACATGTCTTTTAATTCGTCTCCAGATTTTGCTTTACCGTCGTATCCTTTGGCAGTAAAACCAGATTTGTCAGTAAGAATGAATTTGCCTTTCTCGTCTACTCCAAATATCATAGCTGGACTTCCGTCCCACTTTACTGAGATCTTGCTTGGATCTTTTGCTACAGAAATCATTGTTGCCAAAGCTCTTGAAGCGCCCTTACTTCCTTCCCAATAGGTTAAATCTTCAGGGTGTTGTATTCTCGCATCAGCTTCTAGTAACGTGCCTTCGTTTAAGCTTAAGCCTTTCTTTTCGAAGTCAGCTTGAGCTTGTGCTATTAAGTCTTTATAGTCTTTTCTCTTTTTTATTACATTCAATATGGCTTCTACGCTAGCTAAATCTTCTCTAGTTGCGCCTTTGCCTAAAAGCTTTTGTGCGATCTCGTCTGGATTCTTACTGATGGTCTTGTTTGTTTCTCTGTCCACTAATCCATTTAAGTAAGACCACTTTAACCCTTGTGCTTTTGCAATAGAAGCCATTAATAAAGCTCTATCTACTCCTTTAAATTCAGAATTCTCAGCTCCGCCTTGCATACTGAATTTCATAAAGTCTCTATCGCCAAACATGAAGTCAGTTTGAACGAAACCGTTTTTAGGATTTCCCTTGATTGGAGTTTTTACGTGAACATTTGTTCCGCTTTTCTTTATATCTTCTTGTGGAAACTTCTTTAATAGTAAAGTAACCAATGCTTCTTTTGAGATTTCGTCTTCGCTAACTGCCAAGTCCAAATCACCGCTAGTATCTTTTTTGCCAGTTGTCCCTAACATATTATCTGTTAGTTTTAAGCCTGTTTTTTTCTCCAAATATTTTACAGTAGGAAGAACATCAGCTTTATTGATTCTTTGAGTGGCTTCTTTGCCGTCTTTTGTTTTGAATACTTTACCACCTTCGTTTAATAGATTATAAACTAAGTACTCTAACACAAGAGATTTCTCAAAGCTAACTGTTTCTTTTACACTATTAGATTGAGAGAACTTTTTTTTCAACATATCGGCAATTTTAGGATCGTACCAACCAAATATATCTGTAAAAAGCTGTTTGTATTTTTCTGGGCTCGTATTAGAAGATAAAGCTTGTCTAATAGTAGTACCGCTCATCTCACCAAAGCCAGTAATGTCGTAAGAAGTGTGTGGAGCAACGATCAAATAGCCGTGTTTCATGTAACCTTCCATTTTCATGCCTGGTTTGTACACTTGAAAGTAAGAAGGACTTCCGTCTTTCTTGGTTCCCATCTTAAATCTAGGATCTTCTTGCATATCTTTCTTTCCAACCATGAAAACCACTGCTGTAGTTTCAGGATCAAACTTTTGAGTAATCTCTTGAGCTTGATAAGGATTTTTTACTTGAACTAGACTGCTTCCTACTCCGTATTTGTCTATGATTTGCTTCTTTTCTTTGAAACTAAGAGGACTTTTTGGCAAGTTTACTACGTCTGTGGTAGCAATGAAAGTTTTTCCTTTACCAAATTTTGATTCTAGCCATTTGAATGAATCAGCGTGGTGTCTACCAAATGGTTGAAACCTTCCTGGGTATATGGCGATGACTGTTTTGATCATGATAATAAATATCTACGCGGCCTGTTCTATCTTGGATCTGCCATTAACTTTGTTGATCTCAATATGGTGATCTACCACGTCTCTCATAGAGTCAATATGGGATATGATCATGATAAACTTAAATTGTGTCTTAAGATAATCAAATAGCATGACCATTGAGCTCAGATTAGTTTGGTCAAGCGCTCCAAAGCCTTCGTCTATTGCCATAAAGTTGGGCCTAGGAAGAGTGGATACGTTGATAAGAGAGGTTCGGATAGCCAAACTTGCAACGAACTTCTCCATGCCTGAGGTAAGTTCAAGAGGCCAAAAGTTATTTTCGTCATAAGCGATGTATGCGTTTATATTTTTATCGTCAGCGTGTAATACTACTTGGAAATCTACCAATTGTGCTAAGATGTTGTTAATCTCCTCTTCTACTTGAGGAATAATGTTAGCAATCAGCTTGTGAGGAAGACCATCTCTGTGCACTGCTTGTAAATAGTACTGATAGTCCTTAAATTTAGTCTCTAGATCTTTTAATTTACTTATGCCTTGCTCGTACTTTGTTTTATTATTCTCTTCTAGCTTCTTGTTAGCAGTAATGTCCGATATCTCGTCGTTAACTTGTTCCAATTCTCTATTAATAGCTTTTGACTCTTCTTTTAATTTGGCTATTTTAGTGTTAACAGTCTGATTGTGAGTGATTGCCTCTTCTTGTTGATAGTAAGAAGCTATTTTTGTCTCTATATTAGTTAATAAAGTTTGTGCGTCTTGAAGTTTTTTTGTTAGCTTATTGTCTTCTGCTTCTTTCTTATTCTTTTTGGCTTCTAAATCTTGTAAATCTTTCTCGTACTTATCTTTTGCTTCTTTAATTTCTACAGCTGATGAACAATCTTTGATTCTTTTCTTCAAAGTCTCTGCTTGCTCTTCTAACTGTTTAACCGATTGCTCTTCTGCTTCTATGGAGTTCTTAGTTTCTATGGCGTCCTTAACAAATACGTTATCCATACAGAATTTACAGTTAGGATCATACTTAAGTTCTTTTAACTTCTCCATTTTCTTTAAGCTATTCTTCAAATTAGCATTGGCATTGCTCAATTCTAGCTGCTTATGTTGTAAAGCTTCAGTATCTAGCTTGTGACTGTTTAACTTGTGACTATAATCTTCTAAATTAATGTCTTTGATTAGCGTAGTTCCTACTTTTTTATTGTTAAGCTCTGCTATCTTTGATTCTATAAGACTTATTTGATCGTTATTTTCGCTTACAGAACAAGTAACTTTAGTAATGCCTGCTTCTATAGCAGATTTTTGGCCTTCCAACTCTTCGATGTCAACGCTATCTTCATCCACTTTAATCAATTCTTTAGTAGCAGTTAGTATCTCTTCACTCTTAGCGTCTCTTTTGCCTTCTACTTCCGATCTTTTGTCCTTTACTTGTTCAAGTTTGATCTCAAATGTGTCTACGTCGAACTCTGCTTTCTTCAATAGCTCGTGATACTCTTGTTTTTGGTACTCTTTCAAAAGAACAGAGACCTCCTTCATCTCATTATTAGCGAGATTGTACAAATCTTCGAACACATTAATGTCCAAGAATTGCGAAAGGAGGTCTTTGCGGTCCTTTTGATTCATATCAATGAAACCTGTATTGTTGTTTTGCATAGATAACGCAGTAAGAACAAAGTCTTCGTACGTACCCATAACATTTTGAATGCTTTTGTTAGTGTCGTTTCTCTCTTTACCGTTCAAAGAGACTTTACTTCCGTCTTGATCTACGTAGTAGAAGTCCACATTGACTTTTACGTTGCCTAGTTTTTGTTTTGATCCCTTTCTTTCAATAGTGTACTCTAACCCATTAAGTTCGAAGACCAATTTACACTGAAAAGAGTCTGAAGTGCTGTTCATTACTTGCGCAGACTTAGTAGTTCTCGAACATTTATCGAATATACAGTAAGCGATTGAGTCAAGTAGTGTAGATTTACCACTAGCATTAGGCGCAAAGATACCGTAAGTGCCTGTCATGTTAGAAAAGTCAATAAAGTTGCCTTTACCGTAGCTAAACATGTTTGAAAATTCGAATGTCTTAGGTATCCAGATAGAATTTCTTGGAACTTCTGACTTGGGTAATGCGTTATTGACTATCTTGTTGATCTCGCAAATGTCTTTGATCGATTGTTCGTCTAAATCGTACTTTTCTTTTAGGAAATCTACTAATAAACTGTTTTGATAGTCTATATCTCTTACATCGTGTACGTTTAGTTTCTTATTTTCGTTAGAAGAAGTAGTAAAATCTCTTATCTTCATCAAAGAAGTCTCTAATACGTTGTGTTCCTGCTTAATTTCTGCTACAATTCTTTTAATTTCTGATTGATCTGTGTTCCTATATTTGACTCTTAAGTAAAGATTCTTAGGTAGTTGTGGTAATGGCTGATAAACTCCAGTGTCTACTTCGATTGTATAGAAAGCGGTGTCATTTTCTATCTCAACGAACTCTGCAGACTTAGTTGCTACATCCCAAACGTATATGCCGTGTACTAAAGACTCAGCGTGGTTCTGTTGTACCAATGATCCTGGATAACCTATGGTCTTGGCTTCGTTTAAGAATTGTGTTTTATGTATATCGCCTAATAAAACTAAGTCAAAGCCTTCAAAATCTTCTACTTTTACATCGTTGTCGAAAAGACCGAAGCCGCTTTCTGTAACAGTGCCGCTAACTGGTCCGTGATACAAACATATCTTAAAGTCTTCTCCTTCGTTAGTGCATTTCGGATACTCGGTGTGACTGTCAAAAACCGACCAGTGATAGAAAGTAACGTTGTTGTTATAAATGTCTAGCACCTCTGTCTTCTTAAGGTAAGTTAGATTAGGATGGTTCAAAGCATTAACGATAGGAGTCAACGCATCCATTCTATGACCGTTGTTTAAGTTAGCATCGTGATTGCCAGGAATCAATAATACTCTTCCAATGTCTGCTAGACTTTTTAGGAAAGTTTGTACCTCTTCTACTAATTCAGGCGTAACGTCCGTCTTAGCGTGTACTATATCTCCAGTCAAACAGATTAGATCGTCTTGCGTAAAATTTTCTCTAATGTAGTTGTAAAGTTTCTCAAACACTCTTCTGTACTCGTCGTGTCTCTTAAAGTTCCTAATGTGAATATCACTTACTTGGAATATTTTTCTTATCATGGTTTAACCCATCATTTTTTTGAGAATGATCTCACCGAATGTTAACGGCTTTGCTTGTTGTAATAATTTTGTCATATTTTCGAAACCTAAATCAGATGGGTCTTTGCCATCTAATTCTATTAAATAGACTTCCTTACCCAAATTTATTAATTGCTCTGAGTAAGTCAATGCTTCCTTAAGAGCATCCTTGTCTAAAGCCAAATATACTGTTTTTACTTGACATTCCACAAGTTTTAACATCAGTGCCTTTGGAATACTTTTTCCAAATAGAGGAACTGCATTTCTTTTTATTGCTATTGCATCGAATATGCCTTCGCAAAGTATTACTGGAACTGACCAATTTATAAAGTACTCCATACCGACAATCTCTGTCTTCTGAATAGATGGAGCGTCGTACTTTTGATACGGATCCTTTTCGAAAGATCTAGCAATAAAGTAATTTACTTGTCCGTTTCTATCGTAAGAAGGAATAATAACACGGTTTCTGTATCTTCCAGTTTTACAATACCCGATGTTATACTTTCTTATGTCGTATTCATTGATGCCTCTATTTTTTAAGTAGACAGCCGCGTGACGATACTCCAAAGATTTGTCATTGTCAGTCATCGAAATAAATTCAGTAGGTAAGAATACGCGAGTAATTTCAGTGTCGTCAATCTTAGTACGATCGCTTTTAAAGTAGCTCTTCATCTCTACCATGCGCGCTTTATCAACGCCAAGTTTTTTAAATAGAGATACGGGAGTTTTGCCTTTTGTAGGCGGATGACATGTCCAGCAATTGTATTGACCGCTAGAAACGTTTACCACTAGCTTTGGCTTCTTGTGATTGCATATCGGACAATGAAACACATGATCTTTCTTGTTCTTGTCGGGCTTTCCCTTTCCAAGTACCGATTCCAAAAGTCCTAATACTAACTGTTCGTTCTCCATAAATCTAATATACAAAAAATATCTCTAATAAAAAAATTTAATCTTTGTTGAGCGCACTTAGAACTTAAGTTTTTTATTGTCCTACAAAATAATTATTTTTAAAACCTTCTATTACAGGGGGGAAAAACAACAGCAGACAAACATGGACTTATCAAAACTACTAAACATAGGGGAGAATAATAAAGAAGATCTAACAAAGGAGGAGATTCAAGCATTGTATGTATATCTAAGTATGCAATTTGAGAATATGAATGATCAACAAAAACTTTTGTGGATAGAAGCAATGAAATCATTAGACCCCGAATTTGACGATTATGAAAAAGATTAAACTAGAAGTATACCTTTTAGAAGGTTGCGATAAA